CCCACTTTGATTTTTCATCCGACGAGCCTGCTCGTCTCAGACCTGCCGTACCTAGTCGAACACGTAAAACCATAAAACGTGCCCCGGGCCTGGCGAGGATTCAAGAGACAGAGTCTTCTTACTCGGATTGGAGCAGTTCTGGACATGCTCACACCCGGCAGTTTATTGACCTACCGAGGTCAGGGAATCTCAGATCCCTTCTCCAACATCGTTGTCCGCGCCAAACTTGTAGGCAGCGTAGCCTACCATACCGAGCGCGGCGATGAGGGAAGGGTGAGTGCGGAAAGCCTCCTGTGCCTCGATGATCGCTTGGATCAGAGTATTATCACGAGGAGAATGTTCAAACAGGCTGCCGTGCGGGTCTAGGTGACCAGCACGTAATGCGTCGAATTGCGTTAATTCGGGCCCTGACAGTGCAGGAACTTGCTTCCGCTCCCCAAGGGAGAGGGCCTTTCGGCGGTTGTAATTGCGGCGACTTAACCATAGTCGATCCGCTTGAACCCATCCACGACGGGTAGGTGGCACCAATGGGCCACGGGGAACACCGAACTCCGGAGCCACAAGGGGGCGGAGCGGAGGAACTGGAACTGACTGATTCGTCGAGATCCAGCGAGCAGACCGGTAATATTCGAGTCTCTCTACCGACATTGGTTGGAGTTTTACTCTTGCAACCAAGCGATTGTAGAGGTACTGGTCCTTTACAACTCGAGTCTTAATGTCCTGGGCGAGACTAGCTCTATAGGCATAGCACATACGGCCCAGCCATTCATCGGTCCTTTGTTGGTCTTCAAAGACCCCCTCAAGTGTGTCAGGGATCTTCTGCCATTCTCTCTCCCTTCGCTCAAGTCCTTGACGGATGAGCTGAATAATAAGAGGAGAAGGTTGGAGGCGTCGGGTCCGCGGTGCGATGGCTTTCTGTTCATCATGAAAGCCCGGCCGAAAGCCCCGCATCTTGACCTCAAGGGGCTCAGCAACCCCGTCCAACGAATCGGACAGAAACTGCTGAACATCGAGAGGAACAGGGCGGGACAACTTTTTTCCGCGTGTATGGTCACCGCTCCAGTCCTGATAGGGGACGTAGTCTCCGACGACAAGTTTCCACTTCGACTTAGCATGTAATAGCTTTAGGAGTGGAGGTTTGTCCGTAATCAGTTCTGAAGAGGGTGAATATTCCGAGACCTCAGACCATGTCTCTTTCCTCCAAAGACCCAACCTCGAGTCGTGCACGAAATGGGCGGCTATCAGCCGTTGATCGCGCGTGACCTTGTAGTTGGGTTCAATGTTCGGGTTCAGACCCAAGCCTCCGAGTACAACAGGGAGGTACCAGTTGGGTCGATATCGAGTCTTCGATTCCCCATCTGCGCTAACACTGGAGAACCAGTCTTTGTTAGCCATGCGGTTCATCGCGCGAGGAATGGCGATGCTAGTAGCGGGGTAGAGCCGAACCATACGGTTGAGCTCCCTACACACCTCAATGGGAGTCGCGTTGGACTCTCCAGTCTTGAGAGACACTCCCTCAACAATCTTCATGTTGAGGTACCCTTCTCGCTTCATGACCCCGTTCTTCCTGATGAAGATCTGTGAGTTGATCATGGCGCAATTAGGAGAGAGGTAGTTTTTCCCGGCACTAATCTTGAAACCGCACTCCCCAATTACAACACGGAACACGTCGAAGAGTCGGCGCTCGCACTTGAACAGCATATCGTCACCATTGACGATGACGAACTTGTTAAGTTTTACAGCGAGCCCGGCGCGACGAAAGTATTCGGCGGTATCATGGAGAGCCTCATTGACCCAACGGCGAACGGATTCGCGATAGCAGGCCAGGTTGAGGACGCAGAGGAGAGGGAAGGAGAGGGGATGGCCCATCAATTGGCCTTCAATCACCTCAATTGGTTTTATCCTACGAGCATCATGCTCGGCATCCGTCATGCCCTCAGGCTTCGTGGACGGTTTAGGATACTTTGCAACGCCGCTGCCGATCAGTGCAGCTTCAGCGAACCTCCCCGTGGGAAGGTCCACACAACTTGAAAAGGCGGCCATGGTGGCGCTCTTAAAGGTCAAGTCGGTAGCTGCTTCAAAGTCGACAGAGCAGAAATAGGGTTGATCTGGCAGCTCGTGCTCGAGC